CCAACCTGCAACCTTGTTGGAAACAACCTCATTGAATATGTGCGTTTGACAGTCTGCATCTTATTTTATTTGTTTCTTACTATATATAAATAGTCTAATAAATTATAAAATTCAAGATTTTTGCAAAGAAAATTTGATTTTCTCCGAAAATATTTGTATCTTTGCAACGTGAGAAGTAAAAAAAATAATGTTTAATTAAAGAGGGAATTGGCAATTCCTTCCAACTGAAAAGTTGGTTTCCTTGCCAAGATTATATGAAGAAAGTATTATTTTTTATTTTGTGTTTTTTCTCGGTAAATCTTTACTCTCAGAGATTAAATTCTAATGGTTTAAAGATGGTAAGCAAATTATCAGTTGATAAGGGAGATATCTGTTTTGACGTTGATTTCAAATATGACAATGATAAGCTAAAACAAATTATATTTATTTATTCATATACCAATATTGGTGCAAGACCGCCCTATACTGAAGTAAATAAAGATGTTTTGATAAGGAAGGGCAATAGTATCATTCAGAAATCATATATGAATGGAAAGCCTTATAACAGATATAAGTATGATTACAAGTTTGGAGAAAACTCTAAGCTGATACATTTTGATGTGCTTGAATATACTGAATTACAAAAGATATATAAAACATCAAACGACTTTATATATTGTAACGATACAATTTTGGAGATACAAAAATACACATCATGGATAGAAAACAATGTATGGTGTTATAACCCAGGAATTACTGGTAATCATATTAAATTTATAGATGGATGTTGGTCAATGAATAAAGTATATTATAATTTAACTTTCGAACAAAATGAAAAATATGCTCCACTATACACAGAAGACGAATTTATTGAAAGTTTGCCAAATTTGAATAGAAAAGATTATGGAATCAAGATAAGTTTTCTTTACTCAGATTTAATCAATGATACAAATGTTTGCTTGAATGGATTATTGAATTGTGAGAGTTTAAGTTTGGCAGGGAATAATGATTTGTTAACTAATATTTTGTATTTTACTGAATGGGTTGGTATAAGGGAGAAATATTTGGCGACACAGATGGATATAAACCGTAGAAAATATGATATCACTTACAAATATGATACGAAAGGCAATATTGTGCAAGTAGATTATATAAGTAAAGGAAAATTCAAGAATAATGTAAAAATAAAGATTGAATATGTACCAGAATGATACATAGAAAATTAATCGTTGAAAATGTGGTTTTTGAATACTTATCTTTATAAGTTGGTAGATAATATTCATTACCACATTTTTTATTAAAAGTAAATGAAGAAAGATGGCCGAAGAAACAAAAGCAAAGAAAATAGCTAACAGAATAGCGTATGTAGAACCAAATGATATATATGGAAGTGTAAATGGTGTTCCTTTAACACCTAATTATGAAGATTATTGCATAGGCTTTAATCTTATTGCAGAAATTGTGAGTCGTTTTAATAAAAACGAAACGACTGGTAGTAATTCAGTCAATAGCCAAAATGCAATAAGTATTTCTTGGGGTGCATGGAATAGGGGTGATTCTAAATGGCAATCATTTATGGAGGGTGGTGTTAAAGATAAGGATGGAAATTCATATCTTTCAACATACTACACTGATATTGTCTATGAAGATATTAAGGGGAAGAAAATTGTTGAAGGAATTGGTGTTGAAAGTGTTAATATCGTTTTTGAAAGTTTCTATACACCTACAATTACGATTAAATTTGTTGATGTAAGAGGCGCATCTTTGTTTGGAAAAGAAGCTGCAATACATGAAGAGGGAAAGATATCAGCAGATAACGTATTCGGTTGCTTTTTTACACAACCATACCCAAAATTCAAGTTGCAAGTTAAGGGATTTTATGGAAAAGCAGTTACTTATCAGCTTACTTGTTCCAATTTCAGGGGAAGTTTTAACTCCCAAAACGGAAATTTTGAGTTCACAGCCACATTTATAGGATATAATTACGCTTTACTTACAGATATTCCTTTTGTCTATTTAGTTGCAGCACCTTTCTGCTCTTATGAGGGAAGAAAATATTGGGATTCTCACGTAAATACCCCATCATGGCAGTTGGATGGAAAACCGATGGTGAAAATTCACGAATTAATGAATACAATTGAAAGCCATACTATCGAGAGAAGTGAAGAAACTGCTATAAATGAAGAAGATGATAAGAAATTAAGAGATTTATCAAGCGAAAGAAGTGCTTTGAACGAAATAAGCACATTATATGATAATTTCATAAGAGTTTTGCAGGAAGATTCAGGAGGATGTTATATTTTATCCACACAAGACGAGGGAAACAACAAGAAACATACGCAATTATTCTTGATGTATGCACAAGCAAACAACGCTGATACAAATCCGTCAAGAAATGTTACACAAAATATATATAGGGCACACGAACAATTGATAACCAAGCTGAATGATTATAACCAAAAGTATTCAGAACATTCGATTTCAACGAATGAGTTTCCGAATGGTAGAAATTCAGCCATGAGAAGCGTTGATACGCTTACACTGGTTAGAATTTTCGATATTACGACAAACGGAAGCACAAATAGCAATGTAATTGAAGACGTGAAGATTGTTGGATGCCAAAGTAAGGCAGAGCAGGATATAAAAACTAATATTAAATTCAAGACAAGTAAAGGAATAACAGATTTGACTGATGATATGGCTAAAAGTATTGCAAATATGATAACAACAAAGCCATATAGTCAGAATATAAAACAATATGGATGTTTTTTTGATTTAGGAGATTTAAGTAATTTGGTGGCAAACAGGATAGCTTCATTAAACGAGGAATATAATCTGTTGCAGGATAAAATTAATAAACAGATGATGGAAGCGAGGATTGAAGCATTGCCATTTAAACCCACAATCGGAAATATCTTCAAAATGATTATGGCACATCTTGAAACATTCATACATATCATGTATCAATGCAAGATGGATATATATAATTCAGACAATGCAAGAAGTCCTGGTAATCTTGGAATAAACATAACAGATACAGATGTTATCAATGCAGATAAAGTTCCACCGTTCCCTGCAATATATACAAAGGGAACACCTGCACAAGAAAGTGGTAATGAGGATACTGACAACTATGTATTGGGATGGGTAGGTGATTTCAGTCATAATTTCTTGGAAGAAAAGGTTGTGCTGGGCATTTGGAAAGCCGTTTCAAGAATTATGGATGAGGAAAAATCAGAGAATGACAATAAGGCAAGTATTAAATTATTCCCAATATTGCCTGCTGACTTGAATAGTGCAAATAATCCTTTCGCAAATACAACACAATTGGATGTAAGTTCTCTTGGTGGATATTTAGGAATACGTGCAGCACAGATATTTGGAATTCTATTTAATGAAAATTATACAGGAAACCTATCAAACGAAATGATTTCATTGATAGGGAGAATGGATGCATATAATTATTATCAGACATTAGGTTCATCGTCTGCCATACAGAATGAAATATTTGATGTATTAGGCTCAACAAACGCAGCCACGGCATTACAGAATATTACGATATGTGATAGTTCAGCGGATTGTTTTGGCATTACTTATCAAAGTACTGGTAAAACAAGACAGAGATTTGAGACAGACATCGAGATAAAATCTGAATACAATAACAAACAGAGATGCCCTATGTTAACACAATCAAGTAGGTATTCGGATAGATATGTGTTCTCAAGATATTATGATAATAACAATATTTCATTAATACCTGCAAAATTGGACGAATTCGACAATTATAGCAGACAATTCGTTTATAAAAACAATGGAAATGGAGATGTTTATTTTATACCTCAATTCGGTAGTGAATCAAATATGTATAAAGCCAACAATTTTATTCATAGGGCAATTACAAATGATTTATTAGTTGGAGAAGAGGTAAGTGTTAAGGAAAATTATTACAATGATGATTTATTCAATATATCAACAAGCAGAACATTTGTTAATGACATAATAAACAGATACGAAGAACTTAAAAAGGGTAGCGTTGATATGGTGGAATATTCATCAAAGGATGATTTCACACCTATATTGAACAAATGTTGGTCTGTTAGTGATGACAAATACTATAATTATTTCGCAAACAGTACACAAGTATTTACCGTAAATACGACTTCATATGGATTTGATAGCAAGAATTTATTTCCGAAAGAAAAAGACGGTGGAGCAGACCCTCTCAATTTAAGAGATACAAGTTGGATTGACAGCGATAAGACAAATGGTATCACATATAGTGAGAATGGAGAATACAAGCGTACCAAAATAACACAAGGAAATGACGGAAAACAGACACAGACAGTTGAGAATCTTTCAAGGGATGATTTAAGGATACATCAAATAAAATTGTATTACAACAATGTTACCAATCCATATAGTTTGTTTGGCCATGCATTTTATTATATGCAAAACAATAGGAAAGAGGATGAAGATGATAATACATACAATGATAGATGTGTAAAAGTAAAGGCTTTATTATTCTTACATAGTTTCAAATACAATTATGAAAACTACAAGGCTAATTTCTTAAATAAGGACAAAAGGAATGGAAGTATAGAGGCAGTTCCTCATGGCTATCTTTTGTTTTTAGGAGCGTTATTATGGAGAAACAGATATGTGTCAAAACATAACGGTGACGACCCGATTATCTATTCAGACGGAACAATTAGTTTCACACAGCCTACAACTGCTTATACCCTATTTAGTAAAGATGGAAGTGAATACAGATTCAACGTAATGGATAGTGGTTTCAACGGAAGAAAATACAATGTGTCAGTATCTACATTGTTCAGTTATAATAACGGAGAAAATTGGGAATTAGATTACTTCGTTGAGAACAGGCTTATTAAGATGTTTGAGGATTACGCAACTGGTGATTTCAGGGATGTGTTGTCAAGATGCGAGTTATTGGAAGGTCTTGTTAGAGATTTAAGTGATACAAGTACAGCATATACAAGACCATTTACAGCTAATACGTTTGTCAATACTTTTGTCAAGTTTTTCAGAAAAAGAATGTATGATGACAAATATTCTATAAGCAATATGATGAGTTATTATAGAAATAGATTGGGGAATTTGTATGGAAATTATGCTTATGTGAATATATATGATGATACAATTAACGGAATTTCATTGATGCTTAGGGATGACAACCCGATACAGGAAACGTTAAAATCATTGTATTATGATAAGGATATTGTTATTGATTCACTTGGATATAGACTTGTAAAGAACTCAACCAATGCGCAAAGAGAAGTATATGTAAGAAGAGATACGTTTAACTCGTATGTAACTGCATTTGCTAATCAATTGAAAGCAATGTCAGACAATAAGAGTTCAACAAATCCATTAAATGAAACAGATAGCGATAAGATAAACTTCAAGAAAGACATTGCAATTGATATATATTATTATCTAAAAAATCTATATGATAAATGGATTGTTCAAATCAAGTCAGCGGATTATTATTCAGTCGATAATTTCTTTAAGAAGAATTTTGTGTTTATGGACAAGTTTTATAGAAACATGTACAACAAGTTCGTAATTAACTGTGATGTATTGCTTGATATATTCAAGGAAAGAATGTCAGACCTGAATGCTTCATTGTTTTCCGTGATAGGAGATATTGCGAAAGAACATAACTGTTTGTTTGTTTCATTGGCTGATTTTATTACATTTGGAAATGAGAAAATAGAGGATGACGTAAAGGTACTTGAAAACGCCTTTAAGCCAATTCCTTATAATCAAATGAACGAGATGAGGGATGAAAACCACTTTGTTATAATATGGACTGGTGGTGATGCACAGACAGCTTCAGATGAAAATGGGTATAAAGCGGATGGCTTCGACATAAATTCACCAGATGATATACCATCACCGTTTAAGGCAAAAGGAGCAAACGAGGATACTTCTGATATAGAAACAAGATATGGTTATAACGTTCCGTCTTTTGGAGTGTCGTTTGCAAGACAAAATCAACAATTATTCAAGAATATAACTTTGAATATGGATAGTCCTGCAATTACAAGTATTTCGGCAAATGTGTTGTCAAATGTCGCAGAATTAGGTTCTTCTCATGAACATAGGGTAATGTTTTATGGACAGGATATATTTAACATCTATAAGAATTATTCTTATGCTTGTGAGGTAGAAATGATGGGAAATGCACAGATACAACCTTTGATGTATTTCCAATTGCTTAACATACCAATGTGGCATGGTGCTTATATGATATTCCATGTGGAACATACAATGACACCAGGAAATATGATAACAAAGTTTAGAGGTCAGAAAATGTCCAAATACATACAGCCATATTGTGCTGATTACTACTTTGGATGTACAGTGAAAGATAGTATAGACCCAATGAATAGAAGTGAAAGCGGTTCAAATCCATACAGCTCAAACATATCAGATATTACGCTCCCAGACAGTTACAAGAAACCAACAGTCGTAGAAGATGTTATTAATGATTGTATATGTAGTGGCAATGGTGCAAGATTGCAAATGAATGGTGTCAATTTGTATCAAAAACTGAAAGATTTATTTAATACACTTGTAGCTGAAATTAAAGAACTTCCAGAAAATAAACCAACAGAAACTTGGAGTATCTGTATCAGTAGTGCTGTTCGCAATAGCGGTTCAAGAAGTGAACATAATTACGCAAGAGGTGGAATAGCCCCGAATGCGATAGATTTACAGATTGTTCCTATAAAGAACGGAAAACGTGGAACAAGAATAAAAGATGCAGATAAAATGTTCAAAGTCATGGATATTCTTGCAACCAATCATAAAGACGAAATAGGGCAATTGATATTCGAAGGAACTGGGGCAAGCAAATGGATGGATGGAAGGTATAAAAACGATTATACCTGTTTACACTTGTCATATAGAGGAAATTCAATATCAGTAAGCCCACCCGCAATATTCTTATCAGGTAATAATGATGGTAGAAGCTTTGCAACAGTCAAGAAGAATGTTCCTTATTACAGTTCAAATGTCCCTCCTGGATATAAGGCAATAGCAAAGAAATATTATATGTCATTAAATAATACAACGCAGTTCAGGAATATATTTACTTATTACCGTTTGTTCTCAGACCAAGAACTTGCAGACCATTTCGGACAAATAAGAACTGCAACTTCAAGTGAGAGTGGATATGTAAATGCAGAGGACAATGCAACCAAGAGAAGGAAAAATCCTGGTAATCTGCAATGGATTGGTTATCCTAATATAAAGAGAAACAGCAATCAATGGGAAGGAGTTGACTATGGCGGTGTTGAATGGTCTCCGAGATTTGCAGTATTCAAGACAATGAAATACGGATTAAGGGCATTGTTTGTGAATATGAATACACAAATCATTAGAGGACATAACACAATCGCCAAGTTAATCGGCATATGGGCACCATCGCACGAGAATGATACGGATAATTATGTAAAAACTGTTGCAAGGACGGCAAATGTTAACCCAAGTACATATAGATTGACTTCTATTGTAGCAGATAAAGATGTATGTATTGCAATAGCGAAACAAATTGCAGTGAATGAAGGTGAAATAAAATTGACGGACAGTGAATTAAACGAGGCTTATGGTTTGGCCGCTGAATACATAAAAAACAAATAATTGATGTTTGTACGAATTTTGTTTTGAAATTTAAGATAAATGTAGTATCTTTGCAGAAGCAGAAATATTACATTTATCTTTTACAGTAAATTGAAGATATAGAATGGATTATATAGGAAATGTAGTTATAACAGATAATTCAAAGGTTAATCTTGACAAGACTTTCAAGAGATGTAATACACTCGTTGATACAATACCTCAATTACCGACACTCATTATTGGCTATCAAAATGCCCAAAAATGGGTAAAGGATTATGATATTTTGAAAAAATGGTATCCAGAACAGAATTTGTATTGGACTTTTGGAAAAACTGAAAGAAAATACGAATATGACGAGGATATTGATAAATTTTATAATATTTCGATTGAGAAAGTATATAAAAATATAAAATATTTTTATTTCGACTTGATTAATTGCCATCTAAGTGAAACAAAACGTTTCATAAAGTATTTATCTAACCAGTCAAGGAAAGTTGTTTATAACGAAAGAAACAAATTCCTATATATATACAATGAGAACAAGCACACTGTGATAGGTTTGTCACTTGATTTATGTGAGTATATAGGAATTAAGAAAGCAAAGGTGTTAAATAAGTTGAAAACCAATGAAAATATTATAATCTTCAACGGAATTTCATTTTTAAACAGAAAATTAAGGGAATTATCCTTTACAAACAAACATTATATACCAGTGTTTTACAGTTATTTTAAGAGTTGATGACTATTTATATAGAAGAAAAACTATATTGAATTATGATTCATCGTTTTATAGGAAAACCGCAAAGAATTAAATACGTCAAACGTAGAAAATACGTTGAACAACGTTGTAAAATTCAAGTAGCGGAAGAAATCAAGCCTTCTACGGAAGAAGTGGTAGAAGAAACTGTTAATGAAGAAAATAAAGAAGTTAAAGATACACAAGAAATGGCAGCAAATAAAGAAAATTTAGCTCAGGTTGAGGAATTGCTCAATGACATCAAGACCAATAAAGTTCCAAAGAGAAAGCCCAAAGTAATTAAGAAGAATGAAGGTCTTATCGAGAGAACTGAGAATGACAGAATTATCCTCACGGAAGATAATAAAATGCTTTTAAATGATTAATTCAGAGGAATGGAAAAGGAGAAAGATATATTGAAAGAATACAAGTTGGAAGATATGGCAAAACGTTTCCAACAGATTGTAGAATATACTTTCATAACTTCACCTACCATTTCAGAAGACGGAGAGGATGATGCTAATAATCAAAATCAACAAGAACCTCAAGATGTAACACAACCGCAACAGGATGTCATAAATAACAATGGGGACACTTCAATGCAACAAGGTGCAGAGGAAGATGTCCCAGTTGAAACAGAAGTGCCTGATGACGAAACTATGGAAGACATGCCACAACAACAGGGCAATGGAGGCATTGAAACAACACCCATGCAGGACGGAGATGAGGTTATTGATGTTGACGATTTAACAAATTCTCAAAAGGAAACTGAATACAAGATAGATGGAGTTGATGACAGACTTATTAAGATAGCCAGAGTGATTGATAAGTTAATTCCAGCAATCGAAGCCAACAATAGTAAGATTGAAGATTTGAAAGCTGAATTTGAAAAGAGAAATCCGACAGAGACAGAGAAATTAAATCTCCGCTCACAGTCATCATTTCCGTATTCAGTGAAACCAAAAGATTATTGGAACAACAAATCTCAGGACGGAAATTACAATGTCATTTACGATAATGGTATAGATCCAGATAAAGAAGATAAGGAATATGTCTTGAAACAAAAAGACATTGACAATTCAGCTTCAGATGATAGAAGTACATATAGAACATTTGATATTCCAAAACAATTAACAGACTATTTTGACTTATTCTAATAAGTTAGAAGATATTTATTATATGGGGAGTTTTTAATATAAAATTTCCCATATATTTTTGTATGCAAAATATTTGGTGTATAAACAAAAAAGTAGTATATTTGCAAAAATGAAAACAGAAACTAACGAATAATAAAAGATTATATATTATGAAAAATGTCAGATTACATTATCAACACAGACAGTCATGCAATTGAAGAAAGAGAAAGAAAGACTAAAGAACAGACGCAACAACAGACTGTAAAAAAATTTGAGTTTGATGTAAAAAACTATCTTAATACAAGATTAAAGGAAGGTGAAACCGAAAAGGAAATTAAGGTAAGAATTTTACCTGTTAGCGCAACGAATGGCGATATATTCTTTGCTATTAATATTCATTCACTTATGGTTGATAAAGGAATATCAAAGAGTGGTTTTAAGACTTTTGTTTGCTTGAATGATTTGAATATACCAGAACATGATGGTAGAGGATGTCCTTTTTGTAATAGGTCAAAAGAACTTTTTAAGGAAGCAAATACAGTTACAAATGAAGGCGAGAAGAAAACCCTGATTAAATCAGCTTACTCTTACCAAAGCAAAGTAGCATACATTGTTCGTGTAATTGAGAGAGAAAAAGAAGATGAGGGTGTTAAGTTTTGGCGATTTAACGCCCGTACAGACGGACAAGGTATCTATGACAAGCTGATGAAAATATATAAACAGCGTAAAGAAGAGGCTGAAATGGCAGGACAACCTAATTATTCTATTTTCGATTTGAATAATGGCCGTGATATTACCATCAAGTTGAATTACGTTCCCTCTATAAAGAAAACAAGCATTGATATTATTGATTCAGGTTTTCAAACACCTTTATCAAGAGATGTGGATTTGGCTAACAAGTGGATTAGTGATAGTAAAAATTGGAGAGATGTCTATGCCTTGAAGAGTTATGAATATCTTGAACTTGTTGCAGAAGGTAAGATACCAGTATATGACACTACATCGCAAAAGTGGGTTGAGAAAGTTGATAATTCAGCATATAGTGGCGAAAAGGTAGCAAATGCACAGAATGATGTAATAGCAACACCTCAAGCAAGTATTGAGCCTCAGCCTGTATATTCAGATGCTTATGCAGAAGAGGTTGCAGCAGCCCAACAGCAATACAATACCCAGGATGACGATTTACCATTCTAATAGAAACACAAGAATAGGCTATTAGTTAGCCTATTCATTCAAATATATAGAGATGTAAAATTTTAATGTTTAATGTAAAAATTATTTTTTAAAAATTATGACTAAACAAGCAGTAAAAAAATGCGCAGGAATAAAAAAATTCAGCGTACAAAATTTTAAAAATGAATTATTAGGTGAAGTATCGTCTAAAACAGCCGATAAAGAACTTGAATGGATAATGATGCCTAAAGCATATCAGGAAGCAATTAATTTACCTGGTATTCCAATGGGAAGAGGTGTTACATTTATTAGAGGATGGTCAGATACTGGTAAAAGTACATTAAAAAACCTTGCAATTGCAAATGCTATGAAACAAGGTATTTTGCCTGTAATATTTGAAACAGAAGGAAATTTTGATTTTCAATATGCAAAAGATTGCGGTATGGCAATTGAACCTGTATATGATGATGTAGAATATACAGATGAAGAAACTGGTAAAATAACAGTCAAACGAGAAATAGTGGATTGGGAAGGTGATTATTTTCTTTTCACGAACACAAAAATGTGTGAGTTTTGCGGAGACATGGATTACTCTACATCTACAAGAAAAAGTAAAAAACGCAAAGTAGCAGTAATAGAAGATATAGCATACATTATTAACACTTTTCTTAATAAGCAAGACAATGGAGAGATACCTATGCCGTTGTTATTTATTTGGGACTCAGTGGGTTCGATTCAGTCCTATAAATCTTATATGTCAAAATCTGGGAATAACCAATTTGATGCTGGTAGTATATCAACAGCATTCAAACCTATCTTTGGAAGAATATCAGCTTCTAAAGAGGTTGGTTCTCCATACACAAATACATTTATTGTAATCAATAAAATTTGGCAGGATGTGATGAACTCAATGGGGGGTGCAGTGTCTGTTGAAAACAGCGGAGGAAAAGCAATGTTTTATGCAGCACGTTTAGGTCTTCATTGTGGTGGTGTTTCTAAGGCTGCAACTAAGAAATTAAAAGCAGTGTTGAAAGGACAAGAATATCAGTATGGTACTTTAACTAAATTAAGTGTTGTTAAAAATCAACTACCTACACCATTTAATATCGTTTATAGTGGGACTATGTGTTGTGTTCATAATGGTATTATAGCGGAAGAAGATTTGGATAAGTATAAAAAAGAAGAAGTTCCAAGAATTTTTGAAAAGATGAAAGAGGTATTTGGTAGTGAGAAATTTGAAGGTGCAAAAGCTGAAGATATACAATTTGTAGAAGAAGGAACATTAACGGAATAATTCAACTAAAACTTGATAATATCATAGAAAAGTAGTATTTATGAATGATAACATATTGAGGAAATGTAAGCCAAATGCCTTTGATGAGCAATGGTATAATGGGTGTGTAGTTCACCCAATGGTCATAAGAACCATGAACTGATTTCATTG